GGCAGCTTTAACCTGCTTGGTGTAAGCCATAGCGCGAGCCAATGCTTTGGTGTAACGAGCTGACAAAGAGTCATACAAGTTATCTTCCACAGCTTCTTCAGTGATGGAGAAGCCAAGAGCGATGGTTTCGTGGTTATAGCGAGTTGTCCATGCCTCTTGTGCATTGTCATAAGCGATGGCAGAGCCCTCGTTCTTAACAGGTGCGGCAGAGAAGCCAGACAGCTTGGTCTCTTCTTCGAAGGAACGCTCAGAGGTCTCTGTTTCGTAGAGTTCTTTGTGCTCTTCGCCGTAGCGTGCGTACTCCATACCGAACAATGCGTTCAGGCCGGGGAGGAGTTCCTTAAGTAGTTGTGCGCGTGAAATTGCCATTTTAAGTTACTCCTTAAGCAATGCTGGTACCAGCATAGTACTGATGCTGACCAAAATTGATCTTGACCAAGATCTCTGGGTACTGCATAAGCACTAGCGTAGAGCTAGCGGCAAACGCAACAGCGGGAGCTTGATTCAAAATAAACGATGTAGCACCGGCAGATGCGGCAGTGTCAACAAAAGAACCGGAAGAAATGTACTGTCCATTTGAATCCAGCGAACCAACGTCTGTACCAACAGGCAACGCGAACGGCAAAGCCGAGCAAGTTACGGTAGCGGTAGAAATGCTGGTATAAGTTACTGTACCAAGCGAAACAGCCGTGTCGGTCACCAAACCAAGCACGCGGACGGGCAAGGAAGAAGTGGTGGCAGGCGTATCGCTAGGTGCAAGAATAGCGTTCTTAGAATTGCCAGTTGTAGTGCTACCTGTGTTGTTAATCATGGCCAAATTTTGACCAATCATGGCGCGAGCGCCAGAAGCAACAGCAGTAGTAGCAGAACAAACAACACCCTTGAACACTTGGTCAGGATCGTCAGCAACAATAGCTACTGCATCACCAGCCGCAGTTGACGCGGGCCAGTATTGCGAGAAAGTCAACTGTTTAGTGACGGGGTTTGTGTAACGGCATCCCAAGAAGATACCTGTTTGATTGCCTGCTGTGCCAGTAGACACAGACAGACGCACGATTTCACCACGAGACAATCCTACGTAATCACCGTAGAAAATTGCTGTGCTGTAACCGTTAGTGATCGGGTAATCACGAGTAGAACCCGCAAATACCTGACCTCCGATCAAATTGATCGGTTTTAGCCCGTAAGGGGCGTCAACAACCGGATAAGCCATAAAGGACTCCTAAATTTAAGTACCAGAACCGAAAGTGACCTTGGTTCTCTTCTCGGAGAAAAGAGGCATCCTAGGATCATTTTCACGAAGGAAATTATTGTCTACTGAATCCACCTGAGACTTATTTAGGTTCTCGTAGTACTGGGCTCGTTGAGCCATGAACTCGGTTGGGATACGGCAGAGCAATAAACCGCCCACTTCAATGTTGCCTTTAAAGCGACCTTCAGTGGAAGCGTGCATCATGAGCTCGGGATAGTCTTCACCTTTGCAGGGTTCGTATCCTTCGCGTAACTTTGAAGAAATGTTACTTGGATCAGCAGTTCCCATAGTACTAATACGTACGTATCTATGAGTCCAACCGGGGCGATCGTTAGGCATAGGCAAAGTCTCAGGAGGACGCCACGCTGTTGGGCGAGCGAATGTTTCCCGAGTGTCTAGCTCACGAGCTAAACGATTTTGTGTCTTTCCAGACGTCAAAGCTTGATCCATAATTAACCTCTTTTAAGTTGAGCAACCTGTTTAGCGTATTCTTCCAAAGGAACCCCAAGACGGCGAGCGATCGCTGCTTCTGATGCCTTCAACCTAATACGATTAGGCGGTGTGCTACGGGAGGCGGGTGCCACCACATTAGCGGGTTTTGTTGCACGGCGCGGAGGTTCATCCTCGTAAGCCGGTTCTGATGCCTTTTTCGAAGGAGCATCATCTTCATAGCTCTGAGCACCATCATAGTACTCAGGAAATCGTCGACGCATTGTAGCGTCTACTCGTTTGTAGTATTCATCAGAGCCCACAAAGTTAGCACCATGTTCCTTTGCCAGCTTTTGATGCAACCCAAGGGCGGAAGCTGTCATTTCAGGATCGGTGCCAAACCAAGTGTTTTTCTGCATCCAACTTTCATCTTTTGGAGTAACAGAAGGTTGATTTGTACTACGTTGTTGTATTTGTACATCTTTTTCTTCCGTTTGTAAAGGCCTCATGTTCTGAACTTTGTCTAAATTCAGTGTTGCCCGTGAAACTTCTGCCTGTGCATCGACCACAGCATCGGAATCTCCGGACTCATAAGCCTCTTTATATTTCTTTTTGGCGTTCTCAAATTCCAGCTCAGCGGAACTCTTTGACTGCTCAATGTACGCTCTTGACCCAAGCTCAACTTGCTGTTGGAGCCTGCGGTTTTGCTCCCACAATTGCTTAGTCAGCTTTTCAGCCGCTTCGCGCTCGCGCAGTGCTTCTTCTTTAGCGCGGCGCTCATCGTGGTAGCCACGTGTAAATTTCTTTAGACGGGTCTGGACTTTCTCGTCATAAGAGGCGAGTTCATCTTCAGTTGGGTCTTCAGGTGGTGAATCATCGGGCTTGCGGCCACGATCTTTTCTAGGTGTGTCGTCTTCGATTTCTACATCAAATCCGCCATCATCCTCTACTTCGGGTTTACCCTTAGCTTCTTCAACTTCATGAGGAAACTTAAAGTCATCTTCAAACTCAGTTTGTGCCATTAGTTACTCCTTATGCTGCACGTGTAATTCCACGGGGATCTTCCACAACTGCTTCAACCGAATCATCATTTAGGATGCGGAATTCACGGCCATGGATCTTCAGACGGGTGCCTGAATTTGGACGGACGATGATAAAATCACCTTCCTTGCAACTCGGCCCGCTAGGGAAACGAGTGGTATCTTTATAGCAGTCAGGCCCAAGCTTGACGACAAATAGAACAGGAGTGAGTACTTCCTCATAGTGCATAACTTGGCTTGACTTAATCAGACCAACTTCACTATCAGCAAACTCCTCCATTGCTTCCGGTACTACACAAAGTAGATGAAAAGTTTTGGGGTCAGGCAACTGCTTAGCTTTGTCTTCGGCTGGTTTGTTAAGAATGCCAGACAGGTCTACAGCAGCGACGTTAAATTCAGTCATCAGATTTCTCCATTTTTTGCACAAGATCATTAATTGCGTTTTCTGCTAGGTTAAGACCTCGGATTACCCCGCAGATGCTTCGATATTCTTCAATGTCAGCGGCTCTACCGCTTGCAACATGAAAAGCTTGCTCTTCCCTTAACTTCTCAATCTCTTTGGCAACGTGCGCCAATAGCTTGTAGTCGTTCAATCTTTCTCCTTCTTAGTGGGCTTTTGGTTTGCTCGTTGCGCCGCCGCTTGGACAGCCATCTGAGCTTTGTGCTTGGCGATATCAGCGCCAATTCGAGTACCTTCAAGAAGCTGATGTTTCTGAAGTTTGTCTTTAGCAGCGGCAGCGGTTGCGCCCACCTGCATGGCCGCGATTTCTTTCTGAGCCGCAATACGTGACTCTTCGATACGAAGTTGATCTGCCTTAGCAGCCGCGTCAATCTGTTGCTTCTGTTGTTTAAGCTGCAACTCTTGCATCTTGATTTGCAGCTCTTGCTGCTGCATCTGAAGAATAGGATCTTGAGCTTGCTGCTGTGCTTGTTGTTGAGCCGCCATTGCTTGAGCTTGTTGAGTCATGCGAGTAGATGCTTGCGCAGAAAGTTGTGCAACTTGTGCAGCAACCTCTGGAGCCATATTTTTTTCTTGCTCTTCCGTAGGCAACAGTAAGCCAACTGTCTGCTCAATTTCTTTGCGGTATGCGTAAGCTAAGTGCTCGTTGATGTGTGCCATCATTGCCGCAGTAAGCGCTTGACCTTGTGGGGTCTGCCCAACTAAACCCATGATTTTGGGGTTCTGAAGCATGCTTGTGTGCACTGCAATATGAGCTTGGTGATCCTGCTCAATAAACGCTTTAACAGGTTTGCCAGTCAATACGTTCTGGTTCTCTTGCACTGGGTCAACAGGCTTAGCATCGTCCTCAATCGGGATAAGTTTGGCTGCGTTCTTAATGCCCAACACCTCAATCATCTGGCGGTGCAGTAAGGGAAGGTTATATAACTGCGGAGCAGTTTGCGCAAGTTGAAGTGCAGCTTGATACTGCACAATCTTCTGCGCCATCGTCGCGGCGTTTGGATCGCTCACAGGGATCACAGCAACCATGTCGTAGTCAGACTTCTTAGCACGGCGTGAACCTTCAATTGGATCGTAGTCGTAGTCTTCTGGTGTGTAGTCAGCAATGATCGCTTTTAAGAGACGGAACTCTTGACGCATCGAGTAGTGCATACGCGCTTGCACTGCGCCCATTACTTTTAACTGGCGCTCTAATAGAGCAAGCGTAGTGCCTACGGGTGCTTGCGCACTCATGTCGCTTACATTCATATCTCCTGATGAGGCAAACTGCCTACCCTCTTGCACAATGTTCTGGAACAAAGCGAAGAGAACCTGACTGGGTTCCTTGTACGGCAGAGGCAAGATATTGTCTCTAATTGAACCACTGGGTACGTCAACATCACGAAACTCTCCCGGTGCGATAGGGGTGTCGTCGCCTTTGACTCTGAGGCCCCGTGACTTAAGTCCGCCCGGTAAGTTAGATAGCGTACCTGCATCAACGAGCTGCCTGATGAGCATGGTCGCGCTCTTCGCATATCCGCCGATAAGGTGAATGAGACCATATCCATAAAAGCCAAACCCCGGGATGTATTGATAGTGGACAAAGTGCTGGCGCTTGATGTGCAACTCATCATCTTCGTACCAATTGCGGCGAATAGCAAGAATCTTAGTTGTCGCTTTTTCAACAGTCACAACATACGGCAGTGCTATGCCCGTCTTCTCACCATCTTTATCTTTGTGCTCGTAACCTTTTAAGTCAAGGTCAACGTGCATCTCAAGTATGCGGAACCTCTCATCCTGCACCGCTGACATGCCCATCTCTTCAGCTTTTTGCTTCTCAATATCATCAAGTTCACCGGTGGGTTCACCTAAATCTACGTCGCTATAGAACCCAGCTTCTTGTAGCTTAAGAACTTCATTCTCAGTCTTACGCATCACGTGCGTAACGCGCTCGGCACGCTCTAAGTTAGATGCGCCGTAGGGAACAACAATGTCTTCTGCGGGGATGAACATTGCAACTTGACGTCCAATGCTTGGGTCGTAGTAGACCTTCTTAAACGCTGAGCCAGACAGAGGTAAATTCCACAACAGCTTCTCATGTTCTGGGCGATACTCAACCATCACCTCAGTGAGTTGGTAGTTCATATCCTCGCGCACGCGAGTAGATGCATCTTCTTTGTCAGGTGTATCCTTACCAAGAATCTGCGTCTTAACTGGGCCAGCAGCGGGGAACGTCTCCATAATGCCTTCGCTCTGGAAGCGCACAACAGACTCAGTGAGCATGGGGTGAAACACGCCACAAGCCCCGTTCCATGGCTCTGTTCTTTCCTCGTATTTGAGACCCAGTAGCTTTAAACCTTCTACGTAGGTTCTGATCCAATCTTTGCGGTCATTGATATCTTTGTCAAAGTCAGAGACTAATTCACCACCCAATGCATCAAGTGCACTGTCATCCATGAAGTCAGCCAAATTAGCATCAAAGTCTTCACCACCGGTTTCCTCATCTGGGCTTAACTCAATCTCAATATCCCCCATGCCGATACGTACGCTTTCTGGGTCTTCGATCTCAATTTCCAGTGGAGGAGCCATACTCATGTCTTCCGCAATACCCAAGGGGGCTGCGTACAAACCTTTGTCCATAGAACTTGTTGCCATTTTTAATCCTTAAACTGTGTAAAACCGCTCACGGCGGTGGCTCTTAAACCATTGAATCTCTTCAGGCTCGTCGCTTGGTAAGCGTAGGAACCCACCCTGCCGAAAGCGCATTAACGCTAGTGTTGTTGCGTCAACCAAGTCATCATGCTCGCCTGACGGAAACGCCCCAATCTCATCGACTAATTCTTCAGCCCAACGAGTCTGCGGCACCCATACTTTTCCACTGGCAATAATATCGCTTACTGAGTTTAAACGGGCAATTTTATCTTGCCCTTTACCCGGCGTGTATTCCTGAACTGGAATACCCATCGCTCTTAGGTCGTAGATCAGCGGCGCACCAGACGCCTTCTTTTCCACAATTAATGAGTCAGGCTCATACTCGTTGTACTCACGCAAAACATCTCTTTTTAACTCGGGGAACTCAACACGTTTTTTATATGTGTTGAGGAGGATAATATTCGGCGCAAAGTTATCTTCCTCACAGTTGAAAATACCCCAAGTTGTCCCTGCGGAATAGTCAGCACGTTGAGTTTTCTCAAATGCTGTATCCCATGACTGCAAGATATAGTCACACTTAGGAGGATTGTCTTTTTCCCACCATTTCCACCAGTCTCGTTTGATAATTGCACTCTCATTACCTACTGGATTCTGTTGATATTGTGCTTGCCATTTAGCATTTGGGAGCTCTTCTCGTAAAGCTGCAAGCTCGTCTTTACTCCAAAACTGCGGCCAAAGTGGGTTTCCAGAGGGCAAAATAGCAGGAAATTCGATCACTTCCCACTCTTCTCCAGACCTTTGAGCCGCGCTTTTAACCACTTGTCCGGTCAAATCCCGTGCCGCCCACCGCGTCATAACAATAACAATAGAGCCGCCCGGTTGCAGACGCTGGCGCGGGCCAGACGTATACCACTCATACACCTTGTCATACACTTCTGGGTTCGAAGCTGCCATCGCAGCCTCTTGTTCTGAGTGGTCACGGCACCGCCTACACCGATAGCAAAATAGTCGCCGCCCTTGTTAGTGTTCCATCTACCAGCCGCTTTTGAGTCAGCTTGCAGCCCAACACCCGGAAATATCTCTGTATATACGTCCTGATCGACTAAATTTCGCACTTTTCGACCAAAACCCACCGCTAATTCGGCTGTGTGGGACGTCTGGATGACTTTTTTCTCTGGAAAGTTGCCTAAAAACCACGCTGGCAGCAAATATGAGGCAAATTCGCTCTTTGTATGGCGGGGTGGCATATTAATTATGAGCCTTTTGCACTCCCCGCGTGCTACACGCTCAAATGCCTTGGCCATTCTCTTGTGATGTGAGCCCTCAATAAAGTTTGGCCACACCTTTTTTACAAAAGCCATGAACGAGCCTCTAGCCTCTTCCCTACTAGCAAGGATCTCCTGCTCATCTAATGATACGATGAGGTCACGGAGCTGTGCTTCAGGAAGATTTGGCAGTATCTTCAGTAGATTCTGTAGTTTCTGGCGATCCATCTTTTACTTTTTTAGCTTCTAGCTGGGCTAGCTCATCATCATCGTCGATGCCTAGGTCTTTTGTAATATCTTTGGGGGTCACGTCTGTTATGCCTACAGATAGTAGGCGGTTAATCTTTTGTTCAATAACCTGTTGAAGATCACTAGATGAGCGATGTGTAATAGTGATTTCGGATTTCTCGGAGAACGCACCGATATCTGACATTTTTCCGATGAGTTCTAAGGCACGAAGTTCTGACTTCGTATCCCCACAGGTGCTTAGCTCTAGCAGCCTGTTCATAATATAAGTACGCGCCTGCGTTGCGTCGACCACCACACGGTGGTCATACTCTGTTAGCAAAGCCGCTAGTTTAAGGGCTACGTTACCCTGATAGAGAGACGGTGGATTCGAGATCTCCTTATCCGCTCCATTCTTCTTTTGCTTCTTATCAAACTGCGCAAAGAGCTTGCGTGCTTCTTCGTCGTCCTCTTCCGTCATTTCAAACGGCATGCCAAGCTCAGTCATTATTGTTGACGTCATAGCAGCAATACGTACATTTTCTTGGAGGGACTGACCTACCTGCTCGGAGAGCGAAGTTGGAACTGGATGTTCATTTGTAGGCTGTATTTCTGTCATAAGCACCAAAGTAAATTGGGGAATGTCAGGTACTAGCCGCTCGTCCGCAAGCTTTGAAACTTTTGCACGGCGTTCCCCAACGAGCCAAATGTAACAGATTCCAAAATTTTTGCAAAAATATTTTTTGACTTTCTTGATACTCTGATACCGGGGGGTGTTCTAGTGCAGAGTAATCTTACGCGCTCCGTAGAAAAAAGTAGGGGGTGGGGGGTATAAATGAAACAGTGACGTCGAGAGCGCGACAC